TTGATAAAGAAGATGATCATAATCAGTAAAGTTACAAACAAAAATGGAAGCTTCATTATCAGGAGAGAAATTTTTTGCAGCTTTTCTTACTGCAACTAGAACGTCATGTGCTGTTGCATTAAAAGCACCAAAATAAGTACCATCAGGTAGTTTCAAAGTTTTTCCCTGCTGTGAAATATGACGGTACAGTTTTAATTCGAGCATTATTTCATGAAATCTTTCATAGCCATCATATTCTGCACCATATAGTTCAACCCTTACTAAGAAGTTATTCATAGCTATTCTCTTATTTTGACTGTGGAAAGGAAGAAACCCGCGCCGCCTGAGTGGGTTAATAAAGCAGGCATATAACCAGATAACAGGTCGCTAAGCGGTCTTTTTATTTTGAGGAAATAGCACGATGACAACAGATGAACAAACAATACTGATGTTTCGAGGGTTAATTGCTTCATTGCCAGAGCGGCAACAAGAAAACTGCCGTGCTTGTGAAAAGGTAATGCATAAAATGTTGGCTGATTACCCGGATGGAGAGGCTCTTCTTGCAATTGGGTTGATTGGTGCTGAGTTACAGATATCTTAGGATATTAAGGTTGGTCTGATGGCTGGATTAAAAGAACTGTCTAATAAGCTGACGCAAATAAAGAAGCAAGTCCCATTTGCAACAGCACAGGCTTTAACAAAAGTTGCCCGGCAGATTGAACAAGCTGAAAAGAAGGCGATAGAGCGTAAATTAGATAATCCAACCCCTTTTACAGTCAAATCGGTGGGTTCAGTCGGCGCGAGCAAAAGCAATCTGAAAGCGAAAGTCTTTGTTCGTGATATTGCCGCAAGTTATCTCACACCCTTTGAGGTGGGTGGGGTACATAAACTTAATAGCAGCGCGTTATTAAATCCGAAGAACATCAAATTAAACAAGTATGGCAACTTACCCCGTAACAAGCTGCAACAACTGAAAGCCAAGCCGGATGTATTTATCGGTACGATAGATAATGTTGATGGAGTATGGAAGCGCAAGAAGGCCAAGAAAGGGAAGAAGGGCAAGAAGCGATTAAAGCGTTCCCCGAACGGCACTCGCAGAGAGAGGAAAAAGCAGCGCCCGCCAAAGCTATTAATCCGGTTTGGTGATGCATTACCTGTTGCTCCGATTCTTGGTTATCAGGAACGCGCAAGAAAGATGGCTGATGCATTGATGCCACAAGCCATGAGTAAGGCGCTAGATGAAGCCATTAAGACAGCTAAGTGATAGAATGGCCATTGATACTTAGCAATGAACGAGGTTTCTATGTTTAATGATTCAGACCACAAAATTCCGACACCTCTTACTGTTGAAGAGATAGAGAAATTTTTTAACGCCATACAATATCAACTGGAAGATGCCAGAACATCTCTTGATGCTGCAAAACGTGGAGATCCAAGTCTTTGGTATGTATTAGAGTGCTTTAATGTCATTGCAGAGCTAGCAGATGCAGCTTTAGCGGGTAATGCTATTAAGGATATAAAATAATATTAATTCTCATTTAAGGCGCTACCAAACTCAAAGAAGATTGGCTATCATCAAAGAGCCATCCAGATAAATGATAATAGTTCTCATCTAGATTAAATGGGTCCTTCCCAGCGACATTTAAATCATGGGACATTGCGCGCCCCGATGTTTCACTAGTTATAAGTCTTTGAAATTTAGGTAACATTGACAAATGAATCAGTCAGAATTTGCAAAATTACACGGTGTCAGCCGTAAGACAGTCACGCAATGGAAAGCTCGTGGCTGGCTGGTTCTTGATGGTGATGACATTGATGTAGACGCGTCAAACGCTAACGTTGAACGATATCGCAAATCTGTTACCCGGCCCGATAATAAAGTAGTCACAGGTAACAAACAGGGTAACAAGTCAGGTAACAACTTCCCGGGTAACAAATCTGACAGCGGACGCACGGAGTCACCGACAAAAATCGTTGAGCGGATGATCGCCGAAAAGGGCGCAACGATGACATTCGACGAAGCCCGGACATTAAAAGAAAACTTTCTCGCGTTGCTCACTCAATTAGAGTACGAAATCAAATCCGGCCAGGTGCTTCCTTACAAGGACATGATTGAAGCGGTTGGACAAGAGTATTCAAGAATGCGCACTCGTTTAATCGCTATTGCTCCAGAACATGGCCCGCGTTTGCGGGTGCTAGCTTCTACCACTAATGACACGGAGTTTGTTCAGGCGTTACAGGATGTGGTTTACGAGGCGATGGAGGAATTAAGCCTTGATGAGAATAACAGAGGAGAAAGCTAACGCCTCCGCTTGGCAAAATTTTACACAAGAGTTATATAAACGTCGCCCTGATATCCGTCCCCCTGAGCCCTTATCATTAAGTGCGTGGGCGAACAAATACGCTGTACTGTCAAAAGAAACCAGTGCGCAAACGGGTAGATTCCGATCTTTTGCTTATCAAGACGGCATCATGGATGCTATCACAGACCCGACTGTTACCTATGTGTCTGTTATGAAATCGGCTCGTGTCGGCTATACAAAAATTCTCGATCACGTAGTGGGTTATTATCTGGCGCATGACCCGTCTCCAATCCTCGTCGTTCAGCCACGTGTTGAAGATGCTGAGGACTACAGTAAAACTGAAATTGCCCCAATGCTGCGTGATACCCCGGTGTTAGCTGAAATCTCTGGCGACCCAAAAGCAAAAAACAGTAACCAGACCATCCTGAAGAAAACATTTTTGAACGGCTCGAACCTAACGCTTGTAGGGGCTAACAGTCCGGGCGGGTTTCGTCGTATCACATGCCGAATCATCTTGTTTGATGAAGTGGATGGTTATCCGTCTGGCGGTGCGGGTGTTGAAGGTGATCAGATAGCATTGGGTACAAAGCGTTCTGAAACGTTCTGGAACCGCAAAATCGTATTGGGTTCAACCCCGACAGTGAAAGGTACTAGCCGGATTGAAAAATCATTCGGCGATAGTGACCAGCGTTATTACTATGTCCCCTGCCCACATTGTGGTGAATATCAGGTTCTTGAGTGGGGCGGTCCAGATACCCCGTACGGGATCAAGTGGGACAAAGATGAGAACGGAAATGGCTTGCCTGATACTGCTTACTATGTTTGTCGTCACAATGGTTGCGTGATCCATCACAACGAAAAAGGCGGAATGATAAAACACGGAGAGTGGCGAGCATCAAAACCCTTCAAAGGCCATGCTGGGTTTCATATCTGGGCGGGATACAGTTTGTTTCCGAACGCAGCGTGGAAATACTTAGTTGCAGAATGGTTACGGGTGAAAAATGACCCGTTGATGCGCCAGACATTTATTAACTTGGTTTTGGGTGAACCGTATGAAGATCGGGGCGAAAAGGCACTCAGTGAAAAACGTCTGCTTGAACGCTGTGAGGTATTCGCTGCTGAGGTGCCGGATGGCGTAGCAGTTTTGACAGCGGGTATTGATACGCAAGATGACAGATTCGAAATTGAGGTTGTTGGATGGGGCCGCAATGAAGAAAGCTGGTCAATTGCTTATGATGTGATTGAGGGTGATCTTGAAACTGATGAACCGTGGAAGCGATTAGATGCTTATTTGAAGCAAGTTTGGCGGCGTGCTGACGGGCGCGGCTTTACTATCATGGCGGCTTGTATGGACTCCGGCGGCCACCACACTCAAAAAGTCTATGAATTCTCTAAGGCCAGAATTGGCCGCAGGATATGGGCCATCAAAGGAGAATCGGCACGCGGCGGTAAGCGTTCTCCGGTGTGGCCGACAAAGAAACCCACATCACGGACTAAATCAAGTTTCAAGCCCATTATTCTTGGCGTTAATGCGGCAAAAGATACTATCCGCGGGCGTTTGCATCTTGATCCTCCGCTACCCGGCGAGGCGGCGGCAAGTTATATGCACTTTCCGGCAGACAGAGACCTGAATTATTTCAGTCAATTGTTGGCTGAACGTTCGGTGCTCAAAGAGTCGGGCGGGCAAAGGTTCCGCGTGTGGGAACAATTGCCGGGCCGTGCTAACGAGGCGCTTGATTGCCGCGTGTATGCGTATGCTGCGTTATGTGGACTGTTGCACATGGGACTAAAACTGAATGCATTAGTTACCAGCATCACAGAAAATCCGGGCAGATTATTGCCAGCGCTCGCAGAACCGGAAGAAAAAATCAGCTTGCAATATCCCGGCGTTATTATTCAAGAGCCTGAAAAGACGAAACGAAAAAGCTTGTCTCAACTTTTACCGTCTTAGGTGTCATATATGCCCCCTTTTTAAATAAGCGGTTCATATTTACCACTAATTATAGTGGTCCCTGAAATACGGACAGCCACTTTCCTGATAAGGATCACTATGTTTAATCCAAAAACTAGCTTGCTGGCTGGCGCAATGACGCGCGAGCAACTTAAAGACGCATTGATGAAAGCGCAGCAGGCTTACATTGAACTAGCTGCGGGTAGCCGTGGAGTGTCGTTTTCATACACGCAAGGGGATGGGACCCGCTCAGTGTCATATCAACAAAGTTCACTAGCGGATTTGATGGCGTTGATTCAGTTACTACAGGCACAACTCGGTATCGTAGCAAGGCCGCGAAAGCCGGTAAGGTTTAGGTTCTGATGAATACAGTAAGAATTTTAGGCCCGGACGGACAGCCTTTACCACCATCACGCCCGAAAATGTCTATGCTGGTCGGCGGCAGTCGTGTGCCGTATGACGCTGCTGATACATTTAGTGATCAGCTTGCGAACTGGCAGCCTGCGCTGTGGTCGCCAGACAACGAAATCAATATCTACCGTGACCGGATTGTCTCACGCGTCAGAGACTTAGCGCGTAATGATGGTTGGGCTAGTGGTGCGATAACTAGGGTTCTTGATAATGCCATCGGTGCTAATTTCCGGCCCATTATTAAGCCAGATTATAGAATGTTGGCACTGATGACCGGCAATCAAAAGTTTGATGCAACTTGGGCTGACGAATACGGAAAAGTCGTTGAGGCACACTGGCGTAGTTGGGCCAATGATCCGGGGCGTTATTGTGATGTTGAGCGCAAGCAAACTGTTTCCCAGATGTTGCGTCTGGCGTTTAGACATAAGCTATTAGATGGTGATGCACTGGCTGTCTTGCAATATCGAACTGACAGATTAGGTCCCGGACGTGGCCGCTATGCAACGACAATTCAGATTGTAGACCCGGACCGACTCAGTAACCCGCAACAAAATTTCGATATGCCACATATAAGGGGTGGTGTAGAGATAGACGATGACGGCGCACCTACGTTTTATCACATTCGCGAGGCCCATATCGGCGATTGGTGGAGTGGCGCAAAGACAATGACATGGGAGCGTGTGCCGCGTGAAACTGCGTGGGGGCGTCCGCATGTCGTCCACGACTTTGATCACGAGCGCGGAGCACAACACCGCGGCAATGGCATTTTAACCCCGGTTGTTCAGCGTCTGAAAATGCTGATTAAATATGACCAGTCAGAGCTTGAGGCTGCAATACTCAATGCGATATTCGGTGCTTATATTGAATCCCCGTATGATCCTGCATTAGTTGAAGCGGCATTGGGTGAAAGTGAGGATGAGAATTTAGGCGCATATCAACAGGGACGCGTCGAGTTTCATAATGATCGCCGTTTATCTCTGCAAAATGGGGCACGACTCCCGATTTTGTACCCCGGCGAGCAAATCAATACAGTGAACGCAGCGAGACCTCATAGTAATTTTGAAGGTTTTGAAAGTGCAGCACTACGCAATATCGCGGCGGCAACAGGGCTGTCCACTCAGCAAGTGACGCAAGACTGGTCCGATGTGAATTACAGTTCGGCACGTTCAGCCATGTTAGAAGCCTGGAAAACATTAACCCGGCGTCGCGCTGATTTCTCAATCGGCTTTGCTCAACCCATTTTAACCGCCTTTATTGAAGAAATTCACGATATAGAAGATTTACCTTTGCCAACTGGCGCACCTGATTTCCTAGAGGCGCGAGCCGCTTACTGTAGGGCGCAATGGATGGGGCCGGGCCGGGGTTGGGTAGATCCTGTTGCGGAGAAGAAGGGTGCCATTTTGGGTATGGATGCCGGGCTTTCTACTCTTGAGATGGAGGCCGCAGAAAACGCCGGCGAAGATTGGGAAGAAATGCTCGATCAGCGTAAACGTGAACTCGATGCGTTTAAAGAACGGGGTTTGACTCCTCCGTCATGGGCGCAACTGGATGTTCCCGCTGATAAAACTATTCAAGACCCTAAAGTAGAGTAGGCACAATGAATTTACCACACTTAGCCCAACGACTATTTAATACCCCTCTAGCGCTACACCCGCGCAAAGCCGAAGTTGTCATGGCCGCACTAACAGATAGATTTGGTATTACACGGATTAACGCAATGTCGGATTGGGACGATGACGGTAGCTTTTCGCGTCCTAAAAACGATGCAGGTTATGACGTTGTGGAAGGGATAGCCGTTATTCCGATTCAAGGAACATTAGTCCAAAAATTGGGTTCTTTACGTCCGTATAGCGGCATGACTGGATACGATGGTATCAGGCAATCCTTTTTGACGGCACTGTATGATCCCGAAGTTAATGGCATCTGTTTGGATATCGATTCACCAGGCGGCGAAGTGGCCGGATGTTTTGATTTGGTAGACGAGATTTATTCAGCGAGAGGAACAAAGCCCATTCATGCCATTTTATCCGAAGCCGCTTATTCCGCTGCATATGCGTTAGCCAGTGCCGCAGACAAAATCTATGTGCCACGTACCGGTGGTGTGGGTTCAATCGGGGTGATTGTCATTCACTGCGACTGGTCACAGCGCATTAAAGAGGACGGGTTACAAGTGACAATAATCACTTACGGGGACCGCAAAGCAGAAAGTAACCCTTATGTTCCGCTAACTGAACAGGCCCGCACTGCGATTCAAGATGACGTAGACGCGATGGGAAAACTGTTCGTGAGTACGGTTGCCCGCAATCGTGGCATTTCTGAAAAAACTATTCGTGGCACTCAAGCGGCATGTTTTTTAGCCGCCGAAGGTGTCAGTCTGGGATTGGCAGACGAGGTTATCACTCCCGATGCTGCATTCCGAAAATTACTGAGAGAATCAGGAGTTTAATACATGTCTAAGTTGAGTTTCGCCCATTTATTGGGTATCAAAAAATCAGCATCAGAAGATGATGATGACAAAGAAAAAAGCAAAAAAGCGAAATCGCGTCGTGCCGAAGAAGAGGAACGCGACGATGAAGACGCTGAGGATGATGAAGACGATACCAGAGCTGATGAGGATGACAAAGATGATCCTGATGCTGAGGAAGATGACGACGATAAAGACACTTCGTCTAAAAAAGGGAAAAAGGCCAAGTCTCGCCGTGCCGACGATGGTGATGACGATGAGGACGCCGAAGAGAATGACGATAAAGAAGAAGGCCGCCGTGCCGAACGGAAGCGTTGCGCTGCTATTTTCGGCAGTAAACACGCTGCGGGCAGACCGGACATGGCCGCGCATTTAGCGTTCAATACTCGCATGTCAGCACGTGAAGCTATCAGCACTTTAGCATTAACAGGATCAGCACCAGCCCCGCGTCGCGCTTCGTTGGATGAGCGTATGCAACATGCACAACAAGTCAGATTGGGGCCTGATGCTCGACAACCCGCGCGTGGTTCTGTTGAAGCATTGGTTGCCAATGCAACCAGCCTCTATAACTCAGTGAAAGGTAAAAAATAATGGAACAAATCGGACAAAACCCATTTGCCCCCGGCATGACATCGACAATGTTCGTTCCAGATCAGTTAGTCTCCGGTCCTTTGCAACTAGTGACTGACACAGTGACAATTGCAAAAGTGGGGTTATTGAAACGGGGAACAGTTTTAGGGCTTATCACTGAATTAAAAGAGTATGCTTTGAGTGTTAAAACATCTACAGATGGTAGAGAGAAACCTATCGCTATTCTCGCTGATGATGTTGATACAACTACAGAATCAAAGACTTGTGGGGTTTATTTGCTAGGTGAGTTTAATCAAAATCGCTTGATATTTGATGCAAGCTGGACACTGGAAGATCTGAAAACCGCATTACGTCCCTCAGCGATTTTTATTCGCGATAGCATTCAGGCTCCGATAGCCTAATTTCATTACCCCATTATTGCATTTAATGCCATTTACCCGGCGGGGATGCGCTCGTTTTAAATTTGACTGGTGGCCCCGGCTGCCAGCATTGCATATAGAGAAATTGCATGAGTAATAATATTAGCATTTACGATACTAACGTATTAGTGCAAGTCGTCCCGAATCTAATGACCAGCCAAAATTTTCTATTAGATCGATTTTTCCCCAATGTAATAACGGAAGATACAGAAAAGGTATCAATTGATGTGGATGTGGGTAAACGCCGGATGGCACCGTTTGTCTCTCCGCTTGTAGAGGGAAAAGTAGTAGAAAGCCGTCAATACCAGACAAATACCTTTAAACCCGCATATATAAAAGATAAGAGGGCACCCGATTTTCGTAAGCCTATTCGTCGTCAAATTGGGGAGCGTATCGGTGGCGAGTACACGGCAGCAGAACGCGAAATGCTGAACTTGCAATTCGAGATGGCCGATCAAATCGACATCTTGAACCGTCGTCTGGAGTGGATGGCCGCCAACGCTTTGGTCAAATCACAAATCACGGTTGTTGGTGAGGGTTTCCCGGCGACAGTAATTGATTTTGGCCGTTCATCTAACCTGACGATTACCTTAAGCGGTTCGGATAAGTGGCCGCTTAAGGTTGCAGCAGGAGTAACAAACACGCAGCCGTCTGATGATATTGAATCATGGCAGACATTAATTCTGAAAGAATCGGGTTCGGTACCAACGGATTTAGTCTTTACACCTTCTTCATGGAAAGCATTCCGTCTGGATACGTCTATCAAGGATACCGCGATAACTTTCCCATCGTTGAACCCGTTTGGTAATCA